AGATCTATTTTAATGGGCTTGGGGCTTTAGATCATGGTGAAGAATTAGATAAGACTATTCGTGAAGATGATGAAGAAGGGGAAGGCAAGCCCACGCCTGAATGTCCTGAGTGTGGCGCTGTTCCATTCTTTAAGCATTGTATGTCTTGCGGATTTGAGCGAGTCAGTCGAAGTTTAATTGAACATTTACCTGGTGCAATGCAAGAAATAAAACTAGGCAAACATCATGCGGCTGATAATGAATTTGATCTATATAAACAGCTTTGCACCTTAGCCCGCCAGTCAGGCAACCCAGATACTCAAAAGCAGCGCTCTTATTATTCATTTATTGATATTACCGGACACGCTCCAACATGGGCTTTTGAAAATACGCCTAATGCGCCTGTTAGTAAAGCGGTTCTAAATCAGGTAAAAATGAAGAAGATTGCTTATGCAAAAGCCATGCAAAAGAAAAAGGCGGCAGCATGAAAGCCATCGACATTAAGCAAGAGTGCCAAGGTCGTTGGAGTGGCGTATTAACTAACCTAGGCATCGATGAACGGATATTCAACGGCAAACACCAGCCGTGTATTTTTTGCGGTGGTCATGACAGAGCCAGATGGGACAGGGCGCGTGAGTTTTACATCTGCGGTCAATGCGGATCCAAACAGCCAATAGATATGGCAATCGAACACACCGGACTTTCGTTTAAAGAAACCACCAATTTAATCAGGCCAAACGTAATGAATACACCGCTAAAGATAGTCAAGCCTGTAGATACCGCACAAGCTGAACAAAGACTGCGAAAAATACACGCAGGATTAAAACAAATAACACCAAACTCAGCGGCTTTTTTATATCTAGCCAAGCGCGGAATAACTTTACTGCCCGATCATGATTGCTATGCACACGAGGCGGTCGAATATTGGGAGGAGGGCGTTAAGAGTTTTCACCCTGCGATGATATCGGTATTTAGAACGCCAGAGGGCGAAGTATCGACGTATCACATCACCTATTTAAGCGCTGATGGCACTAAGGCTGATGTGACTACGCCTAGAAAGATACTACCCGTTATTAAGCCATTGGTTGGGGCAGCAGTAAGACTCTTCAAAGCAGCAGATATCTTAGGCATTACTGAGGGCGTAGAGACTGCGTTATCAGTAAACCAAGATCAAGCCATACCTTGCTGGGCGGCAGGGTCTGCTCAAGCCATGAATAACATCATCATTCCTGAGTCGGTCAAAACGGTGTGGATTTACGCAGATTCTGACGAAAGCTTCACTGGACAGAAAGCCGCTTATGACTTGGCTAACCGGCTAAAAGTAAAAGAAGGTAAAACGGTGCGAGTGGTGACGTTGATCGACCATAAAAGTGTCGAGGATTATGGCGTTAAGTATGACTTTAATGACCTCATTATAGCTAACGCTGCAAACTGACTGAAAATGCAGAGTTTTATTGAAATGATAGAAAGCAGTTTCACGGTTAAGGCTAAAGCCATAAAAATTAACGACAAGGTGGTTATGCGAGAGGGTCAATTTCAGGGCGTTAGAGATATGAGTGTAAAGGTAAGCGGGAGGCGCTGGTGAGTCAGTTAGGCTACATGCAAAGTGATATGAAGTGCTTTTATGATGCGCTGTACAGTATCCCATTTAGGCTGAGTTTTCCCAGACAAAGCCTTATAAAGGCTTTCACGATTCAGGCCGGTATCAACCGCAAGCTGAGTAATGCCTTTAGCCTTGGCAACATGACCAAGAGCAGTGACAAAGACCGCAGGATCATCATCCAAGAATGCTTGGGTCAGGTAGTCACCCATATCTTCTTGAGTCAACAAATGATCGAAAGGGTTATAGGGTTTTGTTTCAGTTTTCATCAAAAAGCCTCACACGTTTTTAGCCAGTTCTTTAGCTTGTTTAATATCACTTTGTTGGGTCGATTTATCGCCACCACACAGCAAAATAATGATTTCGTTATTGCGAATAGTGTAATAAATCCGGTAGCCAGGACCCACAAAAATACGCAGTTCGCTAACACCTTCACCAATGATTTTAGTATCGCCAAAATTACCATTAGCAACTCTAGCCAAACGCAACGCTATTGCCATAGCCGCTTGACGGTCTTTCAGCTTGGCAGACCATTTATCAAAAACTTCGGTAGTGTTTATTTCATAATTCATGGGTTAATTGTAGCTTGTAGGCTACAAATGTCAAGCAATAAAAGGGTAGTAAGAATATGAAAGTCACTTTTGTAATAGATGAACGCGGGGCTTTTCATGCGCAGAAAACTATAGGCGACTTGCCGACTGATAGAAGCATGATTGTAACCATTCAAAAAGTAACGCGAACACTAGCCCATAACGCAGCGCAATGGCCTATTTTAAACGCCTTTAGCGATCAGCTACAGTGGCCTGTCAATGGTGCAATGTGCAAGCTAACAGGTGAGGAGTGGAAGGATATTCTAACAGCCGCTTATCGGCAAGAAACAGGACGTATTGCTCAAGGCTTAGACGGTGGCATGGTCATGTTGGGTCACAAGACGCGCGAGTTCAAAGCGGCTGAATGGTCGGACTGGATGTCGTTTTTAGAGTCAGTAGCGGCTGATCGAGGGGTTAAGGTTCCGATGTCGAAAAGCAGATGTGAGGCGATGGGTTATGAGTAAGCTAAGACAATCAGCTCGCGGTCAAGAGTGTTTAGTCAGATTGCCTGGCGTGTGTAACCGCAACCCTGAAACCGTAGTGTTAGCGCATTTAAACGGTGGCGGAATGGCATTGAAGACAGCAGATTATGAAGGTAGTTTTTGCTGCAGTTCATGTCATGACGCATTAGATGGTCGAGTGACTACAGATAACACGCATGACGAATTAGAGTTAATGCACAGACAGGGTGCGACAAGAACCCGTGATTACTGGGTTAAAGAGGGGCTAATCAAGATAGTATGATAATTGAATTTGACAAGCCTGACACCAAGCTATCACCCAACAACAAGAATGGACGATCTTATTTTGCTTATAGAGTAGCGAAAGAAAAAGCGCATGCACTAGCAAAGATTATCACTCTGCAAGCCATAGGTAGTACGCCCTATTTTCCGTCAGATTGCTTACGCATAAGATTCATACACCCAACAAAGCGTAATCACGATATTGATAATAGCCTGGCGAGTGCTAAGGCGCATATCGATGGATTTTCAGAAGCACTTAAGATAGATGATGGTTACTTTACTACCATGATTATTACTAAAGAATACCAGAAAGGAGTTAGCAAAATGATATTTGAGGTAAGGCAATGATTGATTTAGTTTACATACCTATTTACTCAGTAGTGATAATTTTTCTTTTTGTTTGCTATGAAATGCACAGGTGGGATAAATGAAGCACTGGATAGAGACAGTGATACTAAGACTATGTTTAACGATAGTGTTAATCATAGCCTCGCCAGCGATTTTGTATTTTTTGTGGATAGAGAGGGAGCGATGAATACACGCGAGGCGATAGATTATGATTTGGAGTTTTTGTACAAGTCAGCAAGAAGCATACACAAGCTGCCGAGTGATAGCCAAGAAGATATTTATCTGGCAAGGGTAAGAGAGCTGGTTATCGATAGAAAGCTAACTGACCAAGCCGCAAGAAGCAAAGCGTTCAACGAGGTGATGCTGTGAGTGCTAATGACGATCAAGTAGGTGGCGAACACTACAAAAATATGCAGATACAGCCTTGGGAAGTCATGCAATCAGTTTTAACAAAAGCTGAATTCATTGGATTTTTGAAAGGCAATATCATCAAGTATGCATTGAGAGCTGGAAAGAAGATAGGCGCTAATGATGACGACCATAAAGCGCTGCATTACATGCAAAAATTACGGGAGGTTGAGCATGAAATGGCCGATGCTTAGATTTCCGCCAATCAATCTATTTTCAGCACCAGTACAGATGCAGATATGCAGACACACACACTGGGCAAACTATGTCAGTTGGGGCAAGCAAGTTTGTATAGATTGCAACAAAGAGAGGCCATTGCACATGAAAATTGAGCATCAACGATGAATGAATTAATTGAGTTAATAGGGTTTGATGCGGCACTTAAGTTATGCAATGTATATGCTGGGTGTAGTCTATATATACCCAATGCTAAAGCTATAAAGTTAGCAGAGCGTAACCGACACATAAAAGCCGATCGTCTGGATGGTGCGGAAATTCATCAGCTTGCGATCAAGTATCAATTAACAGGCCGGCAAATCTTTTCAATCTTAAAATGAAGTGCTTCACCTGCCAATTTGAGCTTATAAATCATAAACTAACCCCAAATATTATGGGTGAGGTTTATGGATAAATTAATCGAACAGATAAAGCGTCACGAGGGATACAGAAAGCGCATGTATCTTTGTACTGCTGGCAAGGAAACAATCGGCTACGGTTATAACTTAAAAGCCAATCCTTTGCATTTAAGCAGCTTAGAGATCAGCAATGCTTACAAATATGGCATGAATGAGGTTGAAGCTGAAAGACTGCTAAAACTCATGATAGCCAAGATTACCGATCAACTCGAAGAAGCCCTGCCAGTGATTAACCGCCTCGATCACGTCCGTCAGGATGTCCTAATCAATATGACTTACAACTTAGGCTTGGTCGGCCTGCTCAAATTCAAGAAAATGATTATTGCTCTCGAAAAGAAAGACTACCAAAAAGCTTCAATTGAAATGCTTAATAGCAAATGGTCAAGCGATGTCGGTCATAGAGCGCAAGAATTAGCTACGCAGATGATTAAGGGCGTTTATGGCGCTTGATCCGTTCACCGCTGGCTTTGATCTAATTAAGACGGGCCTAGACAAGTTTTTTCCCGACGCTGACACCGAGCTAAAGGGAAAGCTTGCCGAGGCGGCTAGTCAGATCAACAACGACTATCAATTACAACTGGCACAGTTAGACATCAACAAGGCTGAGGCTTCAAGCCCTTCACTGTTCGTATCAGGATGGCGGCCAGCTATCGGATGGATATGCGGTTTTTCGTTAGCTTACGCGGCTATTATTGAACCTATTGCTAGATTTATAGCATCAGTTATCTTTGCTTATGTTGGCACATTCCCTGCGATTGATACAGATATTACTCTACAGATTTTAATGGGCTTGCTAGGCTTAGCAGGTATGCGGACATTTGAAAAACATATAGGGGTAG